AGCTTCCAATTGCCATATCTTCTTATTTAATTTATAAATAGTTTAGTTCTTTTTTTCATTTTAGTTTTCTTTGTTAATCACATTAAAAAAACCATATCCGTAATTAATCATATCCCCCAAGTTATCTACCTCCCCAAGTCTTTGTATTCTTTCGTAAGCACTATTCTTACCTCTTTCAACAAAAACGTTAGTTTGAACTTGAGCTTGGTCAATTACTTTTAATAATACCTCATCTTTTGTTATTGGAACCGCAGTTAAATTATTGTCAGTTAATCCTGATGATTGCTCAAAATAAATGGTGGTCCCATCAATGTAATCATAGTAATTAACCGTATTAACTGTATAGGCAGTGTAAATTGAAGTAACATCAGTAATTGCACCCCATATTTGTCCATTACTAATAACCGGAAGTCCAATTCTTTGATTAATTGTTAATGTACCATACGTCTTTAATTCATTAATTCTTGATTTTGTTATTCCTGAAATTGTGAATGGTATTGAAACATAATTATTTGATGTTTGAGCACTAACCTCATTTACCGCATCTCCTGAAAATATGTAATCATACGATACAGAAGTACCTATCCAATTACCTGATGACGGAGCAAAGAATGCCTCTCCCTCAGGATTATAGATAAAAACATCACTAAAAGGAACCGTAATCGTTTTTGAAACTGTTGTAATTCCCCATGGATTTGTTTGTTCTAATTTAATCGTATATTGTTTAGGTAACTGAGGATATGTATGATTAATTGAATTAGGTGCGTAAGTTGTTATTGTTTGTTTTGGTGAACCATCGCCCCAATCAATTCTATATGCCGATAAATCCAAAAACTTTTGAAATTCATTTGATGTGTTATACACATAATACTTATAAGCGTTATCAGTTGTTGATGAGAATATGAAATTCGCCACAACATCTTTTTGTAAAACCGCACCATCAAAAGGACTATAATACCCTGCATCCACAGCACTTTGTCTTATTAAAATAGGAATTGTCAATCCTGTTAATAATGAACTACCGTTAACTCCTGAACTAACAACTTGTGTCATCGCAGAATAAACACCAACTTGTATCCCATCATAGTTAACCACAGATAAATCCCCAAGAATCGTTTCAGGTGATATTTTAATATTATAAAAATCTTCCATTACACAGGTGGATTAAGGTATTCATACCATTTTATGGGAACTGTAGTCCCGAGTCTCTGTCCATTACTATTAACTACCTGATATGTTTGGTTTTTATAATCCAAATTTACGATATAATAAAATAGTACGTTACTATCAAAATCATATTGATTAGAACCAAGAGCAAAATTTGCTTGAGGTCCTTTTGGTTGACCATCGGTCTCATTATCTGTCATCAATTTAGTGAATTGTCCGGTCTTAGCATTATAAAATTTAGCCGACATATAAAAGGTGTTAATATCCAAAAAATTCCTTTTCTTTAACCAATAAAGAAAAAACCCTTCTTTATCCCCCACATAATCTAAAACAAATTTTGGTTTTTTAACGTCCACAATAATTCTTTGCATTGGAGTTGTCATTTTAAGACCCTGTTGTGTTGGAATAATAACCGTTAAATAATTTGTTTGTTTTTTTTCATCCGTATTATCGTAAAAATCTAATTTGAAAAATGAATTAGAAAAATTATTTGTATAGTAATACAAATCTTGAGGAGTAAACCCCTCACCTAAATAATTTATTTTCCAATTATTAATATCGTAAGTTGAACCTCCTGAATAAAAGTAAAACTCATAATTAATTTCTGTATTATTTGTTGTTACATCAGGAGCATGAGCGAATCGACTGATTTCAAAATCACGGCCAACACCAATTGCTTCAGTAATAACTTCAGTTTCATATTCTTCGATTGCCATGTCCAATCCCAAATAATCCCAAGTTAGTTTTACCGGTATATTGATTTGTTTATCCAGACCATCAGGTACTATTGTTACTTTATTCACACTCATCAATTAATGGTTTTATAGCAAAATCAGTGCCATATAGGCTCTCGTTATAGTTTATTCCTTCCGGTATTAATCTAAAAGTAATATCAGAGAATGGATAGTGGGCGGTATTTAAAAATGGATAATCAACCCCTCTTTCTAAATTATCAGTAAACCCATAAGTATACAAATCCCTCCATCTAAATTGTTGGTCAGTACTTGAATAAAACGAATAACTTGGTATTTGGTCAATAAAATTAACATCTCCCGTCTCAATGTAATCCGAGAAAACTCTCAAAGTCATTTTATTATGAGGTTGATAATAAAATCCAAATGAATTAGTGTCCGGATTATTCATTGTTTGGAAAACTGTTTGATTATAATTTATTTTATGATAATATGTTGAAATGACTCTTTCTATTTGTTCATAATCATTCCACTCACAAAAATCACCGTCCATCACATCACCCTTCATTAAATCACCATTGTAATAAAAAGTTTTAGTGGCACCACTAGTTTGAGTGTATGAAGATAATGGAACTGTTGTATTTGACTCATTATTAAATAAATCCCAATATTCATTAACCTCTTTTGTTAAGTTAAATTCCCAACCTTGTTTTAGCCCAACACCAAATGAAGGTTCATTAAAATATCCCGAATACCCTTTATTAACAATTGTTAGAAAAATCTCACTTAATGGTCGTTTTTGATTATCAATATAACCCGCAAAATCCAAATCATATGCCGATGTCATATTGTAAGCGTTACTACTTGTCTTTTGTGACACCCTAGAGATTTTATTTGGAGTTATTGAACTATATTCAAATTGTTTATCTTCTCTAAATACATTTTTTTCAAAACCAATTTTAGTAACAATAAGGTCATCTAAATTAGTAATCACCTTATGTTCTCTAACATAATATTTTGATTTAGTTTCCGTTAAATTATCAGGATTAATCACTCTCTTAAAAGTACCCATAACATTATCATCAAATGTATTACCTGTATATCCAATGTTTAAAACATTAAATACATATTCATCACTATCCACTAATCCATTACCTAATGAGTAAACTTGAAATATGTTAGAATTTCTATAAGTTAAAGACAATTCAACATATTCATTTGGAGTTAATCCATGAGACCCAATACATTTAAAGGATACCAAACCATTACCATTAATTTCAATATTTTCAATAATAAATGGAATACCCTCTTCCGCTAACCAATTCATATCTCCATTAGGTATATCGGAATAATACGCCAAATTCTTTTTATAGTTATTAGCGTGAGGATATGTTAAATAGTACATCCAATTATATGTGTAAGCACTTTTTGACTTATATGGAAAATGTTGATTATCAACAATTGGTCTAAAAAAATCAAACTCATAATATTGAGGAAACCCTTTCCACGTACCACTAACAAATGATTGCTCAGGATTCACATAATATAAATTATATTGAAATGGTAAAAATGTTGTTGTTCCGGTGTATGTGTTATCATACAAATACCTAACCTTAAAAGTTGGTCTAAAAACAGTACAACCCTGTCTCTCATCATCATAAACTTGAGCAAGACTTATAGTGGCACTTCTATCGTATTCCGTTATCTCATGACTTGTTTGGTCTAAAGATATTGAAACCTTTTCATCTACAGAAGGAGCACCTTTATATTTAAGGTTACTTGGTATTATCGTGTAATTATTCATCTATCGAATATAGTTCTTTAAATTTATCTAATGCCGTCTCACCTTTAATTAAACCAAAATAGAAATGATTTGGAGCACCAACTAAAAATTTAGTAGTTGGGTTAGACCAATTACCCGCATTAGCCACATAAGTAAAATTATTAACCGTAGTTGCATTACCATTAAATAAATATCCACGAGCAAATTGGTCACTAATACTATAAATTGACGGTATCATATAACTTGGTGTAATAATTGCCCTTCTATCAAGAGACTGATATCGTCTTGAAAAAATATCGTTTGTGTTTGTTGCCCAATTATTCCCTTGTTCCCCAAAAACTCCTGCGGTTGCCGTAGATTTGATGTTCCACTGATAATAAGGTACTTCTTGGGATTTAATCCCATAAGGATATGTAATAGCATTTGCATTATTTGATGGTCTAAAATCTATCACCCCGGGAGTTAAATAATCTTTATTTTGTATATCTTGAGTTGTTGACGAAAAAAACACCGCCATTGTCGGTTTTGATAAATCACCAAGTATTTGTACCGGGTCATCAACAGCTCCTGTTACACTATAAAATTGAGGTGAAAATGGTATCACCCCATATTCAGAATTAATAGACATTGATTGTGCCAAATCCGCGTCAATTCTTCTTGAACTACCATCTCTACTAAATAATTGTTGTAACGCATTATCACCAAACGAAATAATTTGACGTAAAAACCCTTCATCGGTAATTCTCGAAATTACAAATAAATTAACTAAATCTGAAGTATCTGAATAACTTGTTGGGGCAAGACTTTTCATAATATAACCTTTAGCTGATGGGTCAAAAATTATTTCTTTATAAAAATCATCTTTAATACCTAAATTAATTATGGTTGTAGGAAATAATAAATTTCTTCTATTTACCGGAGCACTTAATCCTGCTACCGGTCTACCTATAAACGCACCCCCTCCTGAAGTACCACCTGTTAGTCTAAAAGGAGAACTTCTATAATAAAAATTATTTGTATCTTTTTCAAAATACACAACTTGTTTAGCAAATCTTGGAGATTCAGGTTGATTTTGTTTATTAAAGTAAGTGTCAACTTGTATTGGAAACGCATATAAACTACCGTTAACCCAATTATTCATAAATGATTGTGATAACACCCCTCGACATAACCCATAAAAAAATCTAAATCTAAAACCCCATTCAGCAAACGTACCTAAATCTTGGCCCAAAGAAAACAATGGGTCATTAACCATTATGTAACATCCATTCTCAACAACATCACCTGCTTGACACCCTAATTGAACACCGAAATTTACACCATTACCACTATAACAATCTAAACCAACCATGTCCTCACAACTTCCTAAAGTGGTAAGTACATTAGTTGCCGCCAATTGACCTTCAATATCCGCAGTGACTAAATCAGCTCCTAATGAAATTGATGGGTTGTTAAATGTGTATCCAGCTCCTCCAACAGGGTAAACCGCGAATCCGGCATTTTGTTGTAATAAACTGGCACTACCTGTTAAAATTTCTTTATCATCAATATAATCAGAAGATGGTAATCTATCGGTTCTCATAATAATTTGAGATGAGTTAGACATATTTACCTCACTAGTTCCGGTAGATGTTGGATATAAAATAGGACTAAAATAAGTCGATTGAGAATTTGGTAAAAATCCCCATATTGCATAGTCACAATATTCTGTTACACCACCCCAACCAAAAGTAAAAGCAAAATTAAGACAAATCCTTGTTTGAACATAATTTCCTTTTGTCATAATTGCGCCCCCTGACAAATCTTCAGAACCGTCATAATAATTGTCAGCAATACTCGCAGAATAAAATCGATTATTTGTTTTTGATGCCACTCCGGTTAATCCATTTACCGATATATTTTGAACATAATCAGTTGAGAGTAATGGTGGTGAGTTGGTATAAACTTTTGATAATGATGAGTCTAATGCCCCATAAAAACCAAAATTTGGCGTTGTATAAGCAGAATAATTAAGACCCGGACTTGTTTGTCCAACAATTCCCGGAGTATAAAAATAAGATGAATAACATATGTTATTTTGGTTATTATGCTTTTGCACCGAAACTCCATTAGAACTTGGGAGAGCTTGTATTGGAATGTTCATTCTTGTCATTGCAGTAAAAGTTACATCATCTTCATTTGCATAACCTAATATACGTCCAATACCATACTTATTTATCATTAACGGAGAATACGGGTCAACCCCTCTTTGTAATATTAGAACTTTTTGATTTTCATAGTCCGCAAAATTTGATGTTGCTGCCGAATAGATTGAATTAGGTATTTGAGTACTTGAAAAACCAGCATCACTATTAGTCAATCTAGTGTAATTTGGGTAACTTAACGGGACAAGACCACATTCTCTACCCCCCTCACCACAAACATATTCAAAAGTTGCCAATTTATTTTCAGCATTTAACGTTTTCCAAAAACTTGGACCGGTTGTTCCATTAGAACCAGGAATCGAATACTGCGGTTTCCCATTAACAATTGTTTTAGTTATAGTAATGGCAGTCAATACTTGATAATATTCAATATCCGATGGATAAATATAATTTTGACAACCCACACCATAAGTTACAGCAGAATACTCCGCGGTTCCACCTGTATTTGTTAAATCAATACAATCAACATTTGTAATACCTGTAATTAATGGAAATTCAGGAGTAATAAGTCCCTCAGGATTTGTGGTTCCTGTTGTTTGACCTGTAAATAATAAAGTTACTTTAGACCCGGGACAAGTTCGATAAGTCACTGTTCCCGGTTCACTTATTGAAATAACCATACTACTCACACATTCCGATGGATACGCCGGAATATCATAAGTAACAATAGTATCAGAAGTTTGACTGGTTGCATAACGTACATCAGCAGTAAATGCACTTGTCTTAATAATACCATTAATACCATTAACTTTATAACCCCCATTTGCTGTAGTTGCAGAATATAAATAATTTGTATCTTTAGTTTTTCTTGGGTCAACAAATGATAATAATGTACCCGGGTCTAAATCCAAAACACTTAATACTGTCAATGTATTATCAAAATGACTTTTTGTACCGTTTGTTGGCAATGAAAAAGTAACTTTAATCTTATTTACATTATCAAAGAATTTTTTTCGGGTATTGTAAATATTAACTCTTTCACCAGGAGGAATCGTAAAACCATCCACTAATAAATCCCCCACAGCCGGAAATGAATAAAGTCTAGAAGTATTAATTTTAAAAATTGTTGGTTTATTTGGTTTTGATAAACTACCTCCAATTCCCTGACCTTGCATAAGTGATTCCATCTGAAAATATGTATCATAATTATCATCATCAGGAGAAACAGGTGGCCAAGTTCTATTTGGTATTGTCGAACCATTGGTTTGTAAATTTTCTGCGTACTGACCTCCATTAGAAAGTTGACTTAATAGACCAGCGGCAGGTGCTTGTTCTGTATCATCATCAGGATTTGGTTCAGTTGTTTCAGAGTCACATTCACAAGATTGACAATCGGGATAAGTTATCATCGGTAATTTAATCCTACCAAATTTATAAGCAACAATTTCTTCAAATTTAAGTAAAATGAATATAATAGCCGCCGCATATAACGCAGCTAACAATGAATGTCCAAGTATCAGACCTGCCGTCGCACCAAACGAGGCACTACCCGCAATTGCACCGGCAACTAATGAACCCTGAGCAACAACTTCTTTTCCTAACTCATAAAGTATGTAAGCTAATATTGGAACCGCAAAATTATTCCATAGGAATGCTAAAAAGTGGTAGATAATTAATAAAGGTAATCCAATTAATTGAATTACTTGTAATATTATTGAAAATATGAAAAAGAATAAATCAAAGTTCCTAAACCCTTCATTAACCGGGAATTTATTAATTGTAGTTGCACATTCATTACTATCAATTTCTTTAATACCAATAAACCTACCTTTAGCACCATTCTTGAATTGGTCAATAAAACCTGAGACAGTATAAACTTTATTGAATTCAAACTGATAAAAAGTATCCTCACAATTTATCTTTTGATTTAATATATTGTTTCGTAATGTTCGTTGGTCATCACTTGTTCCCTCAAATCCTTCTGTATATCCTGACCAATCAAGACCAAAATAATATGAACTTTTTTGTCGGTCCTCATTGAGACCTCCTGAGTCTGTAGGGTCAGTAGTACCCCAACCATATTCTTTAACATTTGGTACTAAGAAATAAGCCCGTCTTGTTTGTTCCGATAAACTAGGTGATTGAGACCACTTAATTTTAAATCGATATTTCCCTTTAGTAGGAATCCCTACTGTAGGGTCATTTGATAAAACTTTTTCACCAAATTCATTGGTAATAAAATAATCCAAATTCATTGGTAATTCAGTCATCCATACACCATTACCATCAATAATATTACCCGATTTTTCTAATTGAAATAATTCAAGTATTGGATTACCATCTGCATCATAATTAATTGTTTGTCGTATCGCCAAAATAGACCCAGGCCCTGTAGATAATTGACATAAATTACCCATATCATCCAATGGTTTAGCATTTCGTCTAAGTCTTTGTGAATCTGAGGTTGAATAAATAGACCCCATGAACACTGAAGTTGGTTGTATATCAATATTGGCATCATCCCTAAGGTCAAAGTCAACACGGTTAACAGCGATTTGGCATATTTCAGGGTCACCCCATAATGGTGCAACTGATAAAGTTCTTGTTAAACTAACAATTTGAGGTAATGATGATAAATCATTTGAAGTTTTAAATCGGTTACCAGCAACTTGAGCTTCGGATGCTAAACCCATTCTAATCAAATCTTGAGGTGTTAAAGAAAACTCTCCAATATCTGATAAGTCAATATCCATTACTAAAGTTTGTGGACCTAATGGAACACCCATTATCATGTAGTCACCACTCTCGTTTGTTTTAGTTGTGTATTTGTAGTACTTGTCGTAAATTTCAACCGCAATTCCATCGGTTAATACGTCATCTCTTGTAGGTAAAGTACCTGTCGCAGCGTGAGTAGAGTACGACTTTTCGTAAGGTAAAAGGTTGTATCTATACCCATCCTCATTTTTATCAGTAGGTGACTTGTAAGGGTAGATACTTGTTATCAGTGGATTAGATTCATCAACAGATGAAATTGGAATAAATACTGATACACGGGCATTTGGAACACCAAATCCGTTATTCGCAGTAACCCTTCCAACAACAACACCGTATTCAGAACAACTTCTACTATAAACGTCAGTTTGTTGTATTTTTAACGATAAGATTTCTAAGAACTCAAAATCTTGGTCTAACTGAACATTGATTGTTTTGTTAATACCTAATTCGGTTCTAATTCTATATGACTGACCCATTCAATTCTTTTAATTTATAAATAGTTTATGTGTGATTTTTCAAGTTAACACACACCATATTTAATTATAAACTAGTTAAGCCAGAAATAAACCTGTTAAGAGAAGGTAACTGATTGGAAATTTTTAACAGATACTCTAATATCTTTGTTAGGGTATCTAACTTGATACACTTGGGACGGTTGTGCAAAGATTGTATCATCAACAGTTGCAATTTCTTTAGTTTCAGCATCCGAGTATTCCATAGATGTTTCTGCGGATGAATATTGTCCTCCAACATTATTATAAACATTTAATCCTGCGACAGTTAATACACCGTTTTGATTTTGAACAATACTTTTTAACTCAGATAAATAAACATTTTGACCTAACTCCCTTGTTTGAGGATTGAAGTAGGTTGAAATTCTATCAACAACATCCGCAATAACTTGTCCTGAATTTTGAGCAGAATCTAAAACAATCTGAACATCAATACTTAAGTCAATAACCTCAGCAGTTAATATCGAAATATAGTCATTCATCATTCTATAGTTCGATAGATAATTTGCAACATTTTGTCTTAAAGTGTCTGACACGATACTTGTTAATTTTCCTGAAGTGTCATAAGATAATAATTGAATTAATATCTTATTATTATTTTCCGTAATTGAAACTTTTGCAGGTGCTCCGAACTCAGCCGGCATATTTCTAATAATTGACTCGTAATCTTGAACCGTAACCGCTCTCTTTTGAGCTGAGAAGTTAAACGATACGTAGTTTCTAATTTCCTCTAATGATGGTACACCCGAACCTCCAATTGCCGCAGTCACGTTGTTACATCTTAATGAATTAACCACCGATGAGTTTGTTGTTTCAGATGGTCCGTTTACAAAGAAGTTTACAGTACCAATTTGATTAATAACATTTGTTCCTAAATTTGTTGCCAATCCACCACCAACTCGATATTGAATGAATAGTGTTGAGTTAGGAGTTAACGCAGACCCTAATGAGAAATTGTTTGAATATCTTTGTAAATCAATTGTCGCACCAACTGTTGTAAATTGGTCTAATGAATCTTGAGCGGTATTTGTACCACCACCAAATGTCATTTTCTTAAATCCTTCTGGAGTATATTCCGTAATAAATCTATTAGATGTTTGGATATACTTTCCAACTTTAATACCCGGTTGGTCTGATACTTTTGTTGGGTCTTCAATGAATACTCGGTCTTCCGCAAGTGCATCAACCTCGTACCATTTATTTGACACCCCTAAAAATTCTGAAGTAGATGGAACATTAGTATATTCAGTCCCACTTTTTAATAAAACACTAGTTATACCTAATACGTTTTTTTCAGGTAAGAATAATTCAAAGAATGGTTTAACATCATTCGGAGTAATAACTCTTTTGAATACTTTAGTAATACCATTAACTACTAATTCTCTTTTAGTTATAGTATAATTAATCAACACATTATTAGCATTGAAGTTTGGTATTTTTAACCTATTAGGAAAACCCTGAGCATTGTATGGTGAAGTAAAATCAACATCATATATGTTTTCAAACACAATACCAGCACCGACAACTTGAGAACCTCTAGTTAATGTCCCTAAGTACCTTTCATCTTCTTTATCCCCAAAAGCAGGAACCGTAATTGAAAAATCAACTAAAGATACTGATGGTCTTTGCCCCGGTAGTTTTAAACCATAAGTTCGAGCAATATTATAGATAGAGGACCTTTGTTGTGCATATTGTAAAACGGTCTCTTGAATACTTCTATCTATATGGTAGTGTAAGTTATCTGCAACCGCAGCGTTCAAATCCAAGAACACAGAGAACACAGAAGCGTCGTTGAAGTCCTGTATTAATTCAGGGTAGTAAGTTCTTACATAGTTTAATAACTCAGTTCTTATTCCCTGATAATCTCTTGTAGTATATGATATATTACGATTTGCCATACAATATTAAATATTAATGATAACGAAATCACTCGGACCAAAAGTTGATTTATCGGTTGAGTAATCTATTTTTATTTTTGCGGTATATTCTGAAGTTCCCTTACCCGGGAATCTATAAATTGACGATTCACTACTACCCACTATTGCAGTACCTGTTGCAATATCAACTTCTTCTTGAGGGTCAGCAGGACTTATTGTAATTTGGTTTAATAATAAACCCGGCATAAAGGTACCAACAGCCTCTCGAATGTCAGATTCAATAGCATCAAATGTTAAACCATCAAATGGTTCGAACAAAAATTCATAAAGTCTTGTACCAAATGTTGGTAAATAATATCTTGAACCTTTTCGAGTCAAAAGTAAGTGGATTAAATCCGCTTTAATTTCTTGTGCTTCAAGTTCAGTTAGTTGTAAATAGTCACCTTTAACTGAGTCCCTAAAAGGAAAATTAATACCATATGTTGTTCCGTTTGCCATATCTATAATTATAGTGTTATGATTATTTCTTATAAATACCTAAAAATAAAAAATCCCGACATTGCCGGGATTAATATAATTATCGGTAATTTTATTATGAACCACACCCAAAACATTCAAATTCTGAATCTGTTGGTTTTACTGTAGGTTCAACAAGATTCACTTTTGGTTTTTCTTGTTTAATAGTTGATTGATTCACTTTTGAAATATCAACCGCTAAGTGTTTTGCTCCGGTAGATATCGCTTTAGTTCTAACATAATAACAAAGAGTTTTTAATCCTTTACCCCATGAATGAAAATGAGATGATGAAATTTTTGATAACGTTGGTTCCGACATATAGATATTCATTGATTGTGATTGGTCAATAAACGGTGCTCTGTCAGCCGCCATATCAATAAGTTCTCTTTGAGATATTTCCCAAATTGTTTTGTATTTTGGTATTAAGTGTTCAATTCTTTTAACTTTCTTGTTGTAATTTTTATCTTCAACATCAAGATATTGATTGAAATTAATATTTTGGATAGACCCTTCGTTCATGATAATTTCATTCTTTAAATCTTCACTCCAAACCCCTAATTTTTCAAAATCAGTAATTAAATATTTGTTTACAATAAGAATTTCTCCACCAACCACACGTCTGTTAAATAACGCCGAGTGAGCTGGTTCTGTCATTTCAAATGAACCTGTAATCTTTGCTGAAGATGCCACCGGCATCTGAGCGGTGAATAATGAGTTACAAACCCCATATTCAGCAACTTTATCTTTCAATCCCATCCAATCCCAACGACCTGATAAATTATCCTCATTCATTCCCCACATATCAAATTGGAATACTCCTTTAGACATTGGTGAACCTTTGAAGAATTTATACGGTTTGTATAAACCTTGTTGACATAAATAAGAACTCTCCGTGATTGCAGCAAAATAGATTGTTTCAAAAATATCTTTGTTAAGTTTCTTTGCCTCTTCAGATGTAAAAATAAAATCCATTAAATAGAATACATCTGCCAACCCTTGAGTACCAATAGCTATCGCCCTTTGTTCTAAACCACCTTTTCTACCTTGTTCGGTTGAATAACTATTAATGTCAACAACTTTATTAAGTGCTCTCACAACTTTTCTAACTTCATTGTAAAGTAAGTTAAAATCAAACTCTCCTTTAATAATAAAGTTTTTCAATACCATAGAAGATAACGTACAGATTGCAGTTGTTTCCTCATCAGTATATTGGTAAATCTCATTACATAAGTTAGATTGTTTAATCACCCCGATGTTTTGATGGTTAGTTTTTCTGTTAGCACTATCCTTAGAACATAAGTAAGGAACTCCTGTTTCAACCTGAGATTCAATAATCTTATTCCAAATTGTTTGTGCTTTTACTTTTTTACCAAGTCCAAGTTCAACCGCTTTGTTATAGTTTGTCTCATACTCATCACCATAAGTTTCCTGTAATGGTTTGATACCGGCCTTTTTAATGTCATTAGGACAGAACAAATACCAATCACCATTATTCTTAACCGCATTCATAAAGTTATCCGGTAACCAAATTGACGTGAATAAATCTCTTGCTCTCATCTCTTCAGCACCTGTGTTCTTTTTAATATCAAGTAAATCAATAATGTCTTTATGCCAAGGTTCAATGTAGATAGCAGCACTACCCGGTCTTCTTCCTTGTTGGTTAAAGAAACGTAGTGATTCATTTACAATTTTAAGGTATTTTAATAAACCTCCCGCAAATCCACCTGATGAATTAATACGACTTTCTTTACTACGAATGTTAGACATACATAATCCAATACCCGCAGCGTCTGATGAATAAGTTGAGATATCATTCAATGTTTGTAATAAACCTTCTCTTGAATCACCATGATTGTATTTCAATACACAAGACGCTAGTTGAGGTGTTTTAGTACCCGCATTAATCATAATTGGTGTTGCAGGTGAAATAAGTTGATTTGATAAAGAATTGTAATATTCCACCGCCTCTTCAAATGATTTAGTCACCCATAGAGCAACTCTCATATACATATGTTGTGGTCTTTCAATTACCTTACCTTCAGGAGTTTTCAACAAATACATTTCTTGTAATGAACGCCAAGCAAAATAATCAAAATTGTAATCATTCTCGTGATTAATTACAGAATCAATATTTTCAGTACCATAAAGTTCAATAGTTTCCATTAACTTATCATTAATGACACCATCAACGTGTAAGGTGTGCATTGTGTTACAAAAACTTTCATCAGTTTCTTTATGGTATGCGGAAATAGCAACAGATGACGCCAATCTTGAGTAGTCGTGATGACTACCTGTATAAGACGCAGCTATTTCATATACTAATTTATCTAACTCTTTAGTAGTAATGAACCCTTCAGTTGGTACTGAAGTAATTACTTTAATGAAAATCTCGTCTGAGTTAACATTTAACCCTCTAGACGCTCGTTTAACTCTATTGTAAATTTTTTGGGGGTTAAATGAAACTTCATCTCCCCCTCTTTTTTTAATTTTTAATGACATCATGTTTTTTTAATTAGAAATCGTCAGTGAATGTTAGTGATTCACCTAATTTAGCCTTTTGGTATTCCATTGTTCTTGATTCAAAAAAGTTTCCTTTAGTCTCAACAGCAATTTGTTCCATAAATTTGAATGGTTGTTCAACGTTGAATTGTTTTTTACAACCAAATTTAACTAATAGACCATCTGTTACAAATTCTAAATATTGTTTCATCAAATTAGAATTCATACCAATTAAAGATACAGGTAAAGATTCTGTAATAAATTCTTTTTCAATCTCTAATGCAGATAATAAAATTTCTTTGATTCTTTTTTCACTTGGTTTGTTCTCAACGTGATTATTAATCAAATGAATAGCAAAATCACAATGTAAATTCTCATCTTTAAAGATAAGTGAATTAGCGTTACATAAACCTTGCATAATTCCTCTTGATTTTAACCAAAAGATTGAACAGAATGAACCTGAGAAGAAGATACCCTCAACCGCTGCGAAGGCAACTAATCTTTCTTGGAAAGAAGCGTTCTCAATCCAATCAAGAGCCCATTTAGCTTTCTTTTGAACTGCCGGTAATCGGTCAATCGCATGGAAACATTCATCTTTTTCTGTTTCATCAGACACATAAGTGTCAATTAATAATGAATACATTAACGAGTGAATATTCTCCATCATAATTTGGAATCCGTAAAAGAACTTTGCTTCAGCGTACTGAACTTCTTTTAAGAAATTCTCAGCTAAGTTCTCATTTACAATACCATCAGACGCCGCAAAAAACGCCAATATATTTTTAAGAAAGTATCTCTCATTATCAGATAGGTTTTCCCAATCTCTAATATCGTTAGATAAATCCACTTCTTCCGCAGTCCAAAACGCCGCTTGGTGTTGTTTATAAAATTCCCATATATCATTATGTTCGATAGGGAATATGACAAATCTGTCATTATTTGGTTCTAATATTTTTTCCTTCATGTTTTTAATTAAATTTGTGTTTGTTGACCTTGTTGTTCTCTTTCTCTTTGTTTTCTTTTTTCCAATAGTTCTTTAACCCTATCTTTTTTTCTATCTTCTTGTTGTTCTTCGAACCCTAAGAATGTTACTGAACTTTCTGTGTCGATTTCAAGTAATTCATTATTAAATTTACAATTCTCGAACACAACTCCATCCTGACCTAAACGACTTTTGGTAATCGCAATAGTTGCAAGACCCATCTCTTTTTGTTGTAATGTTTTAGCAACAGAGATAATTACGTGACCAACCTGAGCCTTTTTAATTGACCCACCCATTTGGTCAGTAGTTACAACTTCCGATGAAATTGAAGCTCTGTTACCCTGTGTTGCCGTCCAACCAACTAAATCAAGTTCGTGACACATAGCCTCAAAACCTCTCATTACTGACCCTTCAGCTTTCCATTCATCTTTACTACTTGATTCAGGTAATACACAATCGATATAATCTAATAAAACCATATCAATCTTAATACCATCCGCAATCATCTTTCTAACTTGATTTTTAATTTGACTCATAGTCATCGTATCTGATGCTAATTTTTTCAAAACCAATCTGTTTTGCATTGTCTCCTTAATCTCAGTGATTTTACTCATCACTTCTTCTTTATTTTGAACTAAGTTATCCGGTTCGATACCTGTCCACATAGTGAAGTGTTTTCTTTGAATAATCTTTGGATTATCCTCAAAAAATATTTGAAGTACATTATAACCAAGGTTAAACGCTGTGTTTGAAATTTTAGATAAGATAGTTGTCTTACCCACACCAGTTGGTGCCAATATAACTCCAATCTCACCTTTCGCCAATCCACCTTTAAGTAATTTATCAATCCCCTTAATCCCCATTGGAATTGGATGACGATAATCCTCATCAAGTACAGTATCTAAATTAGCGAAGATATCAGTTTGACCTTTATCTATCTCTCCAACCTGTAATGCGTCTCTCACAAGTCCTTCAACCTTATCATAAGACTCAAAATCCCCTTGAGTAATAATCTTTTGAGCTTTGTCCATAGCCTTTTGAAGTTCTTGTTGTTTACAGAACTTCAAGGCTTTCTCCTGAACGAAAGTGGTTCCTTCAAATGGAGCCTCTTTAACTTGAGTTAATGTGTCCAAAACAATCTTGGCAACCATCTCTTGGGAGATTTCAGACTTAACTATCTGCTCAAGAGTATCGAAATTAGGAGTAGATTCATATTTCTTGTGATACTCCTTTGTCATCTGTAAAATGATTTTAAAGTACTTGTTGTCGAAATAGATTGGCTCAATAACATCCATAATTGAAGATGAAAAGTCCTTATCTAATATAATCTGATTCAGTAATTGTAATTGAAATGTGTTCCCTAAATAATCGAAATTTTTGTTCATAAATTGTTTTAAAAGTTACCCTTGTATTATTAAATACTTACTTACTTAAGTCAAGTTCCAAATAATTGTAACTTAATTTTTTATCTGAAAAAATGTCAGTCAATCCTCGAAGAGTTTCCTTCAGGAAAGGTCTTACATCGACAGTATAACGAACTTTTGGCGGATAAAATTTTCCATCAAAAATTCTATGACAAATTGTCTGTTCCCCTAATTTGATAATAATGTTAAACATTTCAGGTCCATCAGTGAACGATGTGTCCATAATACTTGGGTCGTGAATGATAGAATCTTTATTGTCCATCATATAGACTAAAGTCTTCATTTTCAAGTATTCTTGAAGTTCTTCTTTGAATTCTGCAAGGAATTCATATAGTTCAACCGAACTTTTTGCTTTTGGGTTGAACCCTCTTACGTTAAAGAATCTTTGGACTACGATGTTATCGTTTAATGTCAATAAAAATTCCATCTTAGTGCTTTCTTGCTCTCTCATAAATTTAATTTTTGTTTGTGTTTCGTTTTTCTTTTCTTGTTAATTTCATGAATGGTCTTAGGAAGTTTACCCAAGCTTCATCGTTTTTTGGAAGATATTTGAAGAGTCCGTCCTCCATCATCATCCTCATTAAGTTTTTGTATCCCCTATCAGTAGGGTCAATCGTGTCTGTGATAATTTGGTCAACTAATTCTTTTCCATCGTCTGTTATTAAAGGGTTAGATAAATTAACTATTTTTTCGTTTGTAGTATAAAACTCTTCACCAATTATACCATTTTTTGTTTTACCAGTCAAAATATTTTCCAATACTTTTGATTTCTTTTCTTGCATGAGAATCCCGGCATTAACTCGTATTTCGTTAATAGTGCATGGTTTAACCAGCATATCCGGGAATAATTTAACCAAAGTTTTTTCACCTAAACCTTCAATTCCACTAATATTATCTGAACTATCTCCGGTGAGAATCTTACAAAGTAATACATTATAATGTGGTATCTGAACTTTATTTATGGTAATCATATCACCCTGTTTAAAGTATTGTTTTGCGTTTGGCGAGTAAATGGTTACCTTATCCGAAATAAGTTGTGTAAGGTCTTTATCTGATGAAAAAATGGTAATCTCTTCATTAGTTGCTCTCAGACAATAATAAGCAATCAAGTCATCCGCCTCATTATTAATCATCTCAACTTGTCTAACAAAGACTTCCTCAAGATATTCTTTAATACGAGCGTTTTGTTGTAGATATGATTCGTACTTAAACTCATTCATATCTTGTTTTCTATTTCCTTTATATTGTGGATAAAGTTCTTTCCGAGTGGATGAACTATGTTCGGCATCCCAGAACACAACTACCTTATCGTAGTTATGTTCCTCAAGGAATTTCCGAATTGTATTTATAAAGTGGTAAATAGCCCCTAAGTGACTTCCGTCACTATAGAGGTCTTTTACTCCGTGGAATCCAATCTTCATTAAGTTGGACCCATCTACTAATAATGTTTTAATCACATTGGTGATTTAGAGGTGAATAATATTTTAAAATTCTCTTTCTTCTTTTTCTTCTTTTAGGTCGAAGTCACCATCAGTTCCGATGATATCCTTCCAATATTCTGCGTATTCTTTTTTATATTTTTCAATATTAATTTTTTCTTCCGCACTATCTTTACCCGCAATGAATCCGTGTGGTGTTACAATAATTTTTCCATCATCATAACCTAATCCGTTGATGTGATTCTTCATTACCGAAACTTTTGTTCTTGAAGCAAACTTAATAGTTCGTTTATCTTTAGTTGCAGTAATCTTAGTTGTTCCAGCGCCTTTTTGGTTACCAAATAAATAAACCAATGATGAGTTTAACCAAATCGCCTCTCCACCTTTAGCTTTAATCTTCGGTTGTCCAAAAGGATTATCCGGTAATTCAACCCATGGTTGATTAACAATAATCAAAGTGTTTTCGTATTTTGAATCAGACTTACGAGAACCCGAAATTCTTTGGTTAATACCCATTCCAATCTTATCTGCTAATGCGGATGCATTGTGTTGTTTACCACCTTTACCTTCATAAGTCATTTTACAAGGTACAGAACCTACTGAATCCCACATAAAACATAAACTATAATCTAAGTTTCCTTTTTCTTGTTCGTCTAATAAATTATTAATGTAATCAGTAATTTGTTCGATATAATTAAAGTTATTATTAAAGATGTAAAATCCATCCCAATCTAATTCACCTGTTTCTTCATCAACAACTTCCTGACAATCAAACCCCATTAACTTAGCGTGTTCAAACGACCATTTTTGTTCGGTAATAATAAAGACAGGTAAAATACCTTTTTTTTGTGCATCAACAGCAGTTTTTACAAGTGCTGTTGTTTTACCCGTATCCGAGTGACCCAAGAACATATTAAGATGTCCAATCGCAGGTCCGGGTAATCCAACCGCATCCAAGAAGTCCGGACCTAAGTCAAAAAATCTTTGTGGTTTGTATTTTGCCGATACCGAGAATTTATCTTTAATTGATTTGAAATCGTTTTTCTTAATCGCCATTTTCTATTTTTTTTATGTGTGGTAATTTGTTTGTTTTATTTCTATTGTATTTTGAAGAATCTTCACCATATAGTACATCAATTTCTTCTTCATGAAAAGTAATCAATCGACTACTGATTACACCTTCTTCATTAGCCCCTTCGTCCAACATTCCAAATAAAACACTATCACCAATTTCTTTACTTCTCCCTGAGAAGTATGTTTTATCTTTTAGTTGACTTAGAATTTCATAAGACAACATTTTATTGTCCCTTAATTGTAAATCAATTTCTTCTTTAAATGTCATATGATAATATTATAAAACTTGGACACTTAGTTAGACAAAATGTCCAAGTTTGATTGTTTTATTTTAGAAAGGTAAATCCTCGTCCGGGAAGTCGTTTGCTTGAGGGTCAACCGGTGCTGAACTTTGAGATTTTCCACCACCAAATGATTCCGTATTAACTGAATCACTTTCGTAAGCGTATCCACCTTTTTCCGAATCCCATCTTGGTGTTTCTCCACGAGCAATTGCCTCAAGATATTCAACAGGTTTTTTAGAATAAACATCTAACCAAGTTAATTCGTCAGTAATCCAAGCGTTTGCTTGAGCCGGGTCAGTATGTACCGGACCTTGGTCTTCGTACATAATTGTAGATACTGCAGTATATTCTTTACCATTTGGAGCCTTTGTTTTATTTAATTCAATGATTAAATCTCTACCGATATTAGCATCAGTAATATCTCCTTTGTTTCTCCAAATTGGAATGATTTTATCTAAGATACCATCATTTTTGTAGTTGTGTTTGAATCTCCAAAATTTTGGTCCGTCTTCTTCCTTATCTCTATCTATAACTTTTACGATATAGAATTTACGAGAACGATACTGAGCAGCCAATTGTTTGTCTGATTCTTTTCCGGTTGAGATTAACTCTTCATAAACCTCATTTAAAGGTGAACGTTCGTTATCGTTTTTTCCCGGGTCATAAAATTTTTGCCATTGTCCTCCTACTTGTATCTCATGATACCAAGCCTCTTTAAATGGTGATGAACCATCGCTTGTAGGTAAGATTCTAACTCTTCTTTGTCCAGATTGCTCCTTATCACTTAAGATAAGTGCAAAATATTTTTTCATTCTTTCGTCTTGCGACATTTTCCCTTGGGCCCCGCCCCCTGATTGTTTTGAATTTTCGTACTGTGCCAATACGGCGTCTAATGAACTCATGTGTTATAAAATTAAATTGTTAAATTGTCCTTTAAATATAGGTGATAAAATTAATGAAGTCAAATAAAAAAAGG